GGTGCAGAACAATGGGGCGAGGTTGTACAAACCCGTAACGCTGCTAACTATCATAACCGTGCGCTTAATGCCATGGCGGGCCGCACAGGTATATCTATCAACGAGGGATTAATTCCACAAGACGTATATCAAGAGTTTGATAACATCACTGTTGAGCGTATGCGCTCAGACGATGGTGATACTTATCTGAATGACTTGATGCCGCTGTCTCGGCCGATTTCTATCGGAAAGCTGATTCACAAGTTCCGCATGGCATCTGACGCGGGTATAGCTCAAACGTCCATGACCGGGCAAATTGGTGTGCGCATGGATCAAGTTGAGTACACCTATGATGGCACTCTGATCCCGATCCACGACACTGGTTATTCTCGCAATTTCCGCGAGTGGTCAGCCATGAATTCGGAAGGCTTTGATGCATTGATCGATGATCAGCGAGAGCATTTAGCTACATTACGGCAAAAGCTCGCAGATACATTTATGAGTGGTCACACTGACCGGGACGGCAATATCATTGTAATGGACAGCTTATCTTGGCAGGGAGTTCGAGCTGATTCGCGCGTTGCTGCTATCGATATCGGAACATCTGGCGTCAACTTTGATTTTACTGATACTGCTCAGACTGGAACGGCTATTAAAGCGGCGTTTATTGCAGTACGTGATGTAATGCGCATCACTAATAACTGTGCAAAGGATTTAACGATTTATATCAGCCGCGAAATTATGTCCAACTTTGAGCGTAAATTTTCGGCTAATTACGATTCTGCGCTAATTAAGCAGGAATTGATGCAATTAGCCGGTATCAAGGATATCAAAGAGACCAACAAGCTGACAGGCAATGAGCTGATGGGCTTCCCACTTGACTCAAACGTTATTCGGCCCATGGTCGGTATGGGTGTTAACACGGTGCAAATGCCTCGTATGGTGTATAACGCCAATTATGAGTTTGTGATCTGGGGCGCGATTGGTTTTGAAATCAGGAATGATTTTTCCGGTAAGACTTGTGTCTTTTTTGCTAGTGAGCTGACATAAGTCTACTTGTCAATTAATTAGTGGCTCTTCGGAGCCGCTACACATAAGAGGTAAACATTATGGCAGCTCCAAAGCGATCAACTCATGTTGTCAGTCACCCTAATTTATTTCTCAAAGATCCCGAAACCGGCAAAATGAAAAAATTACCTGCTGGCTCTCCGTTAACGCTCAAAAAAGAGCACGAGAGTAAGCGTATTATGCATTTTGTTAGAAAAGTAACTGTTGGCGAAAATACGGATTTGACCCAGTCTGGCGGCGGTGATGATGGAGATAAGTCAGAGTCAGAGCCACCAGGCAAGAAGTAAAGCCAAAAATATTAGGAATAACTTATGACCCGTGCAGCTATCTCCGATGTGCAATCTATATTGCCCGCATCGACAACACTTGATTGTGCTCAGATAGCTGCATCTATTGACGCGGCTACTTGTGTTGTTGATCAAGTAGCCGCTGGTTGTGGCTCAGACCTTACTGATCCTTGTCTTAAGCAAATAGAGATTTATCTATCAGCGCATTATTCTGCCGCCATGGAAAATACATTGACCTTGAAGTCAGAAACAGATCCTTGCGGCGGCGGCAGGGCAAGTTACGGATTTGAATTTGGCAAGGGCACAATGGGAACACCATACGGCCAAATGGCTAATACATTGTCAGGAGGCTGTCTCGCAGAGCTTGATAAGAGTCCTGTACAATTGCTGTCGATTGGGTCCATAGGATGCTGACGTGTCTTTATTTTTACGCAATATCAACAAGTACGGTAAAACGATCTCTATACAGAGCCGGGATATAACGCCGCCAGCCTACGGCGAAACAGTTTTTGAAGAGTCGTTTAGTGGAGCCATATCCGCTAAAGCGATTATCAAGACGCCGAAAGGCAAAACTTTCTTCGACGGCGTTAATCTCGAACGACCAATAACACACGAATTTCACGTTAGATATGTTTCCGGCACGGTTGATGACGACACGGTCACACAGGAAAACTGGATACTCTACAAAGGGCGTAGAATTGATATTTTAGACGTTAAAAACTGCTGTGAAGATGACAATAAATTGATTTTGACTTGTACTGATCGAGGCACTAAACAGGCGTCATTTATATGATAAGTCTTGCAGATATATCCAGGTCAGTTGTCTACAGGTTGAAAAATTTGGCTAAGCTGACTCGATCAGGAGTCGAGTACGGTTCGTATCAGTGTGCGGTATCATTAAAAAGGGAGATTAACGCAAGAATTTTAGAAAAGCCCAAGCATGGCCTCACTTATTATCATAGGGATAGAGCTGGACGCATACGTAAACATGTAGCATCTGCGCCTCTTGAGACGCATGCTAACTTTACCGGAAAGATGCGTCGGTCACTTGGATTTGCGGTCAGAACAAGCGATTTTGAAATTGGATTTGGTGTTAATGGCAAAGAGCCAGCGCCAAAAATATACCCTGCTATAATAGAGTTTGGTGGCGTTAGAATTAAACCAAGAAACAGCATACTAAATGGGATTAGAGCACAACAGAGAAATTTCACCAATTACTATGCTGCTCAGATAGGACGCAGGCTTGAGGGACGTGGAGGAATAATAGTTGAGAGCTAGCGATATCGTTAATCAATTGGCTTCTTCGCTGCCTATTTATGCTGATGATTTCACTGATCAAATCAGCGTGTCATCGTTAACGCGTTCCGGAACGACTGTGACAGTGTCTTGTAGTGCGAATCATGGCTTATCTGTCGGCGAACAAGTGTTTATTACCGGTGCTCAGACACCAATAAGCATTGCAAGCCTAACCAGGACAGGAACGATTGCTCGCATAGTGACAGACTCGGATCACGATATTACGCTAAATGCCGGTTTTGACGTGCAAACGAGCGGTTTTAACGAGTCAGAGTTCAACGGTACGTTTGTGTTGTCTAATGTGCCGAACCGTAGAACCATTGATTTTGTTGTTGCTGATAGTGGACCTACGACCGGTACAGGTACTGGGTTGTTGCTTAACGGATCAAGCCCATTGCAACAATATAATGGTTTAAAAGAGGTGACAACGATTGTCAGCTTAACCGATTTTGAGTATGAGATATCTGATTCCTCTCTTTTTACTCCGGCAGCCGGGACTATCGTAGTAAAAAGTCTGCCAAGAATATCCAGCGCGATAAGCTATGACCTGATTGAGCGCGCATACACAAAACAAGATAGCGGCAAGGGTTGGCTTTTTGTGGTTTTAGGTGATGCTGTTGCGGACAAAAACCGCAACATAAACACTGACAGTGTTGATAACCTGCAAGTGGGCAACTTTTTTAATCAGCGATTGATACAAGCTGTACATCTTTATCTGGTATTGCCTGCAGCCGATGAAACGGCAGGATCGTCTTCAAGGGACCGGTCAGAAGAGCTGCTTAAGCCGATTTGTCAGAGCATTTTAAGTTACCGGTTTCCCAGCCTGGTTGAAAACAGCAACAATCCGCTGATGATCACGGGACACGGAGCACAGGCTTATACGGGGCCTTATTATGTCCATCAATATACGTTTGAGGCCACCTTGCAAATGGGCTTGTCGGATATCTATCAGCCGGATGATCACGTAGCGTTCCGGGATATCTCTTTTACCGGCAAGTTTGATCACGGAACCGGTGAGGATGGTGTCACGGCTGACATTGATCTGGATGACCAAATACTTTAGGTATATATATGAGAGTGAAGATCAATAACGTTAAAGGTTATTCGGGTGAGATCGAGATAAAAACGGACTCAAAAGGCGTTCCATTGTCGCAATTTTGGCGCAGAAGGCTAAAAGATGCTGAAATTGACAGTTGCTTGACTGTGTTATCAACAGCAAAAACACTCAAAAACTCAAAAAGAGGTAAAAAAGGTGACTGATATTATCCAGCCTCGTCTCAGCTATGCGCTGACAGGCACACAAAACGCTATCAGCAATAACGACCAACGTATATTAGTCGTTGCCCAACTCCTGCCGGCGGGCTCTGCGACTGCAGGCGCTCTTGTCGAAGATATCGCTAATGGCGGTGCAGAAGATGGACTTTTCGGAGCCAAGTCAATGATTGCGGCATTGGTACGCGCAATCAAAGTGCGCAATCAACAAATTGCTATTGATGCGATTGGCCTTGCGGATGCTGGCGGCGGCACTGCGGCAGATGGCGAACTTGTCTTTGCTGGCACGGCAACAGAAGACGGATCCTATGAGATTATTGCCGGATCTGAGTACAGTCACAAATACACTATTGCTGTTACGAGCGGTGATACAGCGACAGTGATTGGCGACGCAGTGGAAGCTGCTATCACTGCGGACACAAAAGTCCAAGTGACAGCATCTAACACAACAGGGACAGTGGCTATTACGGCAGACAATGCTGGGACGTTTGGCAATAGCATCCCGCTTGAAATTCGAGGCACTGTAGCCGGCATCACAACGTCAGTCACCGCAATGTCATCTGGCGCAACAGATCCAACGCTAACAAGCGTATTTGATGTTGTCGGCAACAAGCGCTACCAGGGCATAGTGTGGGGATACCCTTCTGACACGGCTGTTGTGCGTTCCTTTCTTGATGGCCGATTTCCCGTTGATGGTCGCGTTTTAGACGGTGTCGCATTTACTGCGATTAATGACTCTGTCGCTAACTTGTCCACACTGGGTAGCGGACTCAATAGTCAATCTCTGGTTATGATCGGCGGCAAATTAGAGACCGAGACAAATTATAAGGGAGGCGATATCGTTGAGTTGCCTCTAGTAAAAGCTGCTGCATTTGCGGGATACCGGGCTCTCAGGCTAGACAGCAACGGCTATAACATATCAGACTTGGTGATCAGCACTAATGGCCCTCTTGATGCTTTTGGCGGATCTGCACTGGCATCAAAGCCTTATTTTAACACGCCTTTTGCCCGACTTTTGCCCATTAAAACAGCCAGGGGTTTTACTGACACTGAGATCGAGTCGCTAACAGACGATGGTATTACGGTAATTGGTAATAACGTGGCTGGTAACGGCGTTATAGCTGGCGAAGTGGTGACCACGTACAAAACTGACAGCGCCGGCAATTCTGATGTGACATTCAAATATTTGAACTACGTTGATACAGCGAGTCAAACACGCGAGTACAGATTCAACAACTACCGTTCTAGATTTGCTCAATCTCGATTAACTAACGGCGATTTAGTGCTGAACTATGATATGGCCAACTCACAATCAATTAGATCGTTTTCAAAACGTCTTTATAACGATTTGAGTAAGCTGGTATTAGTTGAGGCGGGAGAAACTGCGCTGAATTTTTTCGTTGAAAGCCTAGTCGTCAGCATAGACAAATCGCTTGGTAAAGTAACGCTGTCCTGGAAGGATATCATTGTTACTCAAATGCGGGAAATTGCAATAACACAGCAGATCGCTTTTAGCGCTAACGGGTAAATAGGTGCATTATGGCTACTCAATTAAATGATATATCGCTGATCATTAACAACAATCCAGTTGCCTACGAAGCTGACAGCTTAAAATGGCGCGATGGATTCGGGGAATACAGTTGTCGAAACGCTGTTGTTGGCGGCGGTCAAACGTTAAAAATATTTTCAAAGGATTTGAAATCCAAGTTTGGCATGGTGTCTTTTGCTTTGCCCAGCACGGCAGAAAGCGAAGCATTGAAGCGTGAATTTAAAATTAACAATGATCAAAACACAATTGAACTCATTGGCCCAGAAGGCCTTAACTTTTCAAAAACGTTTACTCAAGCTTGTTTAACTACGGATCCTGAGACAAGCGCGGCTGTTGACGGACAAATAGAATGCGAATTCAGCACTGACCCGGCAGTATAAATTAACCCACAATCCAGGCTAACAAAATGACAGACACTAACTACATTTTAAAAAAACCTTTCTCGTATGCCTACAAGGGTGATATGCAGAATGCAGAATTCATCACTCTAAAAGAACCAAGCTACAAACAAATCGATAAAGTTGCTTTGATTAAGCAAGATTTTATGACTGCTATCGAGCATATGCAGTCATCTAGTCTAAATGCTATCCAGTCAATAGATGTACAGGATTCTTTGACTATCATTCAGGACGATGAAGATCCACAAGCCGAATCAAAAGAACTGTCTATAACGGCTAAAGAAGCTATGCAGTCTCTTTATATGTCTCCTGTTAAAATGGATGCTTTTTTTGTCAGGTGCCAGGAGTTATTCCGATCAGGAGTAGCTCTCGTGGACGGTGAGACAAAGCTAACAATGCCGATGATAGAAAAAATGTCTATTGACGATTTTGAATTGATGAGCGGAAAATATATTGTAAATTTTATTCTGCCATCCCTCACAGATGGGATGGAAGAAAGCATTTAAATTTAATTTGTAAGCTTGCAAGGTTTCTTTATCAAGACATAGGTTATCTGTCAGAACTACCTGTTACTGAATTATTCAAAATCACAGAATGCGCTAACGAGATAAGCGAAAAAGAACAAAGAGAAATCGACAGGTTGAGGTCACACAATGCCAAATAAAGTATCTTACATTGTACAACTAAAAGATCGATTTAGCCGCATTGCTGACAAAATTAGCGATAAATTCAAAAAGGTCAATATAAATTCAAAAAAAGCCAGTGATGGTGTTGGGGGTCTATCGAGAAAGCTGGATTCTGTAAAAGTTTCGGCAATTAATGCAAATAAAAGACTTAAGGACTTCTTAAAAACCAATAAGGATATGTTCGATTTGTCAAAATCACTTGCCAAGATTGGCACAGTAATGACATTGACAGCAACAGTGCCTATTGCTTTGCTGTCTCGTTCGATGGTCAATGCTGCGAGTGATGCAGTGGAAACCGGCAATAAATTCGATGCTGTTTTTTCCAAGGTTAAAGGCAACGCTAATAAAGTAGCAAATGACTTTTCAAAAAGCTTTGGTGTTGCTGGATCTACTGCTAGAGAGTTGATAGGCAACACTGGCGATTTGCTGACAGGGTTTGGCTTTACTGGCAAGGAAGCGCTTAAAATGTCAAAAGCTGTTAATGAATTGTCTGCTGACTTAACCTCTTTTCAAAATATCGAAGGAGGAATTCCGAGAGCAAGCGAAGCTCTGACAAAAGCTATTTTAGGCGAGACTGAAATGGCTAAAATGCTTGGCATTGTTGTTAGACAAAACACCAAAGAATTTAAAGGTCAAGTCAGGGCATTGATGCAGACCAGGGGACTGACGGAACAACAAGCAAAAGCACTGCTAATACTTAAACAAGCTCAAGAGCAAAGTAAAAACGCGATAGGCGATACTGCAAAAACCTGGAATGAATACGCATCTGTCACACGTAGAAATAAAGAGACAACAAAAGATCTAAAAGAGCAGTTCGGTAAAATATTACTGCCAGCGGCGCTTAAGCTACAGCTTGGATTAGCAAAGCTGTTCAAATGGATTGGCAGTCTTTCTACTCCGACAAAAAAAATAATATTGGTGTTAGGCGGTGTGGCAGCAATAGCTGGCCCTATTACATTGGTTGTGGCAGCGCTGGCTGCATCATTTGCGTTGTTAAGCCTACCGGTTTTATTGGTTAGCGCCGCTATTGTCGGGCTTATCGCGGCAGGTGTTGCACTAGTATCCTATTGGTCTGATATAAAAACATTTTTTATTAATATTTGGGATGGTCCGCTGAAATCATTTAACTTTTTTTATGAGACAGTAAAAAACAGAATAGCGTCAATGATAGCTCCCGTGTCTTTTTTGTTGGAAAAATTAGGT